ATACCACCGTATGTACCTGTGGTGTTAGCAACAGCAACAGCGGCCGCTAAACCAGTAATGTTCTTACCACCGTTACCTGTACCGTCACCATAAATGTCACCCGAAATGCGGTTCAAAAGACGGGCTTCAGAAACTTGCATACGACCATCTAACAAGTCGATGATTGCTTCTTTAGACGAGTTTTGGAGCATCTCTAGACCACTCATGGTTACAGAGTCAGCGTACTGAGTAATGCTGAACTGTGCCGCAGAGATTGGGCTATCAGGGGTGATATTTAAAACTTCGTATCCGCTATACGAATTAACATTGTTCGTATTTGGATCGTTGTACATGATTTCCTCAAGGATTACATTACCGCCTGAGAATGGGCGTACATTGCCCTTTGAGTTAAGACGCTGAAGAACTGCATTGTTCTGCGTCAAGTTGTCGGCCAATACACCGCTACGGCTTTGAATGGTGGTAGCGATAATATCGGTAATTGCACTATTAGCAAATGCCATGATATTTCCTTTATTAAGTTAAGTTAAACCCTACCGCCCTCTGCATCGGCTAAATTAGCCAACAGCAATGAGCGTCTGTCCTTTGCATCTGTTTTAGCTACTTGACCGCTAGGAGTAACGGACTTTGGACTAACAGCAGTTGCTTTAGCTTTTGCTACTTGCTGTGCCTTAGATGCTTGAGTACCTGCTGATTTTAGGAGTCGATCCTGCTCCAGCTTGTAAACTTCATCGTTAATACGCACCGCTTTGGCATAAGCCGTTTCAAGGTCTTGGGCTATACCCCGCTCAAGTAATTGAGCCATATCTTCCCTTACCATGTCAAAGTGCGGAAACCGCTCCTTGTTACTGCTTACCCGTTCGATTTCTGACATCAAACGAGCATTTTCTTCTTGCTCCCGAATCGCTGACAGTTGTTGCACCTGCTGTTGTGTTGCCTGTAGCTGTTGCATTAACTGCTGTTGATACGGGTCTACATACGCCTGTTCAGGCATTTGTAAGCTATCTGAATTTAATTGTATTCCATAATCTTGTGCAAGTCTATTAAACGCTTGTAGCTTCTGTTCGTAAGTTCCATTAGCCAGCGTGTAGTGCGCCCGACCTAAGTTCTGTATCCAAGCTACTGGGTGAATGCCGTGCTTTTGTAGTTCAGGAATAAATGGGCCAATCGCCTCGGTTAGCTGTCTAGCGTTGTCGGCTTCGGCTTTGTAGGCAGATACGCCCTTCTTGTACTCGGCTTCACGCTGGTTAGCGTATTCAGCAAACTTAACGAAATCTTCTTTGTTAAGCTGTTCGCCCTTTTCCATCTTGTTCCAAATTTCTACATACTCTTTTTTCCATGTAGTTGGGCGTTTTACTTCTTCAGCCACAGCAGGAACTTGTCCCACGCTGTCAGGTTCTTCAACGGTATTGGTTTCGCTATCGACTTCTGCGCTGGCTTCCTTGGCTTTGAAGCGACCTTTTTCGTCACGGTCAGGACTTTCTTCGCTACTTTCTTCACTGCTCTCGGCTTCGATTGGATCGTCATTTACTTCAATCTCCTTTTCAATAGGTGCTTCAAGTGTGCCTTCTTCGGCTTGCTCTAGTGCGGCTTCCAGTAACTCTCTGCGGTCATCTGACATGGTTTTCCCTATCTATAGTTAAGTTTTGAATACGCTATTTCAGCAATCTGCCGTTTACGGGCTTCTTGGTCTTTACGGCTAAATTCATGGGTTTTCTGCTGTGTAGGCACATCGTTGCCTAGTTCGATGCAATTGTTGCGCTTAAGGTTCTCACGGTGCTTAGAACGGCTAGAAATCCATGTGCCGTCTGCCATGCTTATGTGACCCACAATGTCAGGTATCACCGTTGGGGCTTCCTTGGGTGTCATCTCCAGCTTTGCTTGCCATGCCTTGTCAGCTTCCTCGCCCTCAAAGGGTAGATTCCAGTAGGATAGGTACTTTTCACGGTCATCAAACTTGCTTTGGTCATATTCTTCGTGATCGACCTTGCAATGCGGGCATTTAACGGTGACTTTGACTAAAGCCATTACATTCTCCTTATGATGTCAGGTAATTGGTCGTATTCTTCGGGTCTAAGTAGGCAAACGCTGTCATACCAGCGGGCATTCTTCCACCGCCAGCATACAAACTCCTCTTTAGGTAGTAAAACCACGCATTTAACGCCTAATGCGCCAGCTAAATGCGCTGTTCCTGTGTCTACGGTCACAATTCCCTTCATCGCCTTCATATGCGAGGCGGTTTGCACCCAGTTTTTCTTCCATCCATCGTCAGGCAAGGGGTGAAATAGCCCATCGGAGTTAGGATTTAGGCTATAAGCGTCATCACCGACCAGTTCTGCCATGTGTCGGTAGTCAATTGACTTGATGTAGTACAGGGTTTGTTTGCTTGCTTCCCAATTTACCCCGATTTTGGGTGGGATATTGCTAGGCAGGGCGTGTAAATAGCCTTCTGAACCCACAATCTTCTTACGGGTCACGGGGAACATAGCCTTGACTAGCGGGTGGGATAACGAAATATAGTACGGGAGCGACATTGACCCTATCCAGTAGTCTGATTGGGTTGCCGCACCTTCTGTCAAGTCGTTACTAAACACATCTACGCTGTGTAATTGACCTAAAAGGTGGTGAAGTGTGCCTTCCTGTAGAACTACAACCTGCTTTGCGCCTAACGCTTTTAGGGCAGGTAGGAATCGGGCAAACATTAGGATGTCACCAAACCCTTGCTCCATCTGTACGGTGATGGATTTGTTAATTAATGGTTCACCTCTCCATACGGGCATCTTGAGCGCAGGAGCGTATGGCTGGGCTTGTTTGGCAATAATCTCAGGATGCCAGCGGTATTCAAATAACCTAAAACCTGACTCGTATCTGCCAGCGTGTAGGTGTTCGTAAGCTAACTTATATTGTGCGTCTGCACTTACAGAAGTAGTAATAATGCCGCCTCATCGTCAAGTTCCTCTTGGCGTTTGGCTTCCATTACTCGCAATTGCTCTTGAATGAGATATTGCTGGTGTCTGTAAGCTACTGCCTCAAGGATGTTATCCCGTTGTCTTTCAAGGTAGCTTATAGACCGCTGTAACTCTAGTGTATCGTCTGACGGTATATCAGCCTTAACCTCTTGTTTGGATTGTACTTTAGCTTTCTTAACTTTTGCAACAGGCGTTGGATCAATTTGTTCCTTAAACGCTTGTTTGCGTTCTGCTTTAGCGTCTTTGGTTGCTTGATCTAGTTTGCGCTGTCTTTCCGCTATCTTTGCGGATAGCTTGCGTAATCTCTTTAAATCATCCTCTGTCCATGCGTCATCTCCACCTACCTTGGCATTGTCAGGTGGCGGTGGTGTGTAAATTTGGAATGCGTTATTTTGGAACGCATTAGCTTGGAAAGCGGTAGCAAAACTCACAGAACTACCCAGCGTGACCCACTAGAAACTGTGACTGTTACGCCAGCCGACAGCGTTACTGGGCCTGATGACATAGCGTTATCCGTAGATGGGATGGTAAAGCTACTGCCGATAGTTTTGTTATTGGTCACGATTCCATTACTAGCCCGCTGTACTGGTGCGGTTTGGGTTGTGCCATCAAAGGTCAGGTTAGCCGATTGGTTAGGCGTTGTAGTACCTTGACCAAAAGGAATATAGGTCGATGTGTAAGTAAATGGTACATCGGGTGCAGTATTGGTTACAGTAAAGTTAGGGTATGTACCTGATACCGATATTCCTGTACCAGCCGATATAGCGACTGTTTGGTCAGGAGCAGTATTCGTTACAGTTACCGCACCAGTAGCACCACTAACGCTAATGCCTGTACCAGCTACCGCAGAAGTCACGCCTGTGTTGGCTACAGTAATTGCACCGCCAGCCGTAGGGGTTACGCTAATCGCAGTTCCAGCCGATAGACTTGTGTTCTTCCAATAGCCATCGGTTTGGTTGTAGGTCAGTAATTGACCGCCTGTAGAACTTGCAAGTTGAACATCGGATAAATCTCTTAAATAGGTAGCAACGCCTAATTTAACAATAAATGAGCCTGAACCACCGCTACCAGCATTGATAACAGTACCTACCAATAGCTTTAGATTAGGTGCAGATGGTAATGTTTTTGTAAGACCGCCTGTTGCTGGGTTGTAATAAATATCATCGTTATCAGCCCATGTTTCACCATAAGCTGTGCCGTTGGTCGTAATGTTGTTAACTATTCCATAGGTAGTAATGCGACCAAATGCGTTATTAGCAATGGGTTCTGTAGCACATCCAAGAATGTCATCACCCCTAGTTATTCCAGCAACAGCAGGGGCAAAAGTAATAACTGAACTTGCACCGACTACACCAGTCTTATAGACCAGTTGTAATGGGGAGTCAGTTATAGCCGCACTTGCTTTGCCGTATCTGTAAAGTTCTTCGCCTATCTGTTGGGTAACTAAACCACCACCCATACCAGCGTTCCAGCTACCAGTAGAGCCGTTATACCAAAACTTACCTGCGGCTAGGGTTACGGCAGAACCATTGCTAAATTGTTGGGAAAGAATGCCACTAGCGTTACCCGTATCGTCAATCGTGGTTACGCTATTCTGAATTAGTTTGCCAGTAGTGGTATCAAACCTAGCTACTGCGTTATCTGTAGCACTTGCTGGGCCAACCACATCACCACCTAAAGACGGGCTTGTATTGGTAATAGTGAAATTAGGATAAGTGCCACTTGTGCTTATGCCTGTACCAGCGTTTAAAACAACGGTTTGGTCGGGGGCTGAGTTAGTAATTACACCTGTACCTGAAACATAACTAATGCCAGTTCCAGCACTTACAGAAGCCCTAGCCCGTGCATCCGTGTAGTAAAGGTTTGTACCTTCAGCAATATTGGTTGTGGTTAATACGACTGCACCTGTCTGCCCGTTGACCGAGGTTACCGTTTCGGTGTTATCAACCTTCTGCCAAACAGTTCCGTTATAGACTGCCCAATCGCCCACAAGCCAATCAGTAATCCCATCAAGGTTAGTATTACCAGCAACGCTGACAACATAGTAATAACCTTTAGTACCAGTAGAGGAAGTAAGAGTAGGGGTGTTAGTGCTTGCATTCCAAGTTCCTTGATAGCTAAGTGCGCCTAGGACTGCGGCAGGAAGTTCGCTTACAGGTACTTTACCGCCAGCATCTAGGGTAGCAACACCGTTAGCCGATCCAGCATCCCTAGTTGATGCCGTGCCTAGTCCCGTAATGTCTGTATTGGGAATGGTCGAGGATGCTGTAAAGGCAGAAGTTCCTGCGCCCTTGACATAGCCTGTCAGGGTTGTTGCGCCTGTACCACCATTAGCTACGCCTAGCGTTCCTGTGACATTCGATGCAGGGATAGTCACCCCTGATATTGTTCCACCCGTAATGGCTACCGCATTGGCATTCTGTTCTGCCATCGTGCCAAGCCCAGTAAGGGTATGGTCAGCATTCCAGTCGGATGGCTGTACTAGGGTTGAATCCCCAGCGTCAGGTATTGCTGAAGTCTTACTATGCTTAACTGTTATAGGCATTATTGAACTCCAATAATCTTACCGTCTTGTCCTCTAACCACAGTCTTAGGCTGGCTAAGTTTGTCTAGCAATGTAGCCAACATCTGCGCTAATTGCTGGTTGCTCATCTGCATACTCTCAATTGCGGGTTGTAGTGGGTGGTTTTTCATATCGGAATATCCTAATTGGTCTTGCAAAATGTTAGCCATTTGTACATTGTCAGCGTAAGCCGCCTCGCCCGTGTCTAGTCCTGCCGTGATACGGGTGGTTTCTATCTTAGCCGCATTGTTGAGGTAGGCGAGTAACAGTTCCTTGTTATTGGTAGAGTCCATCTTGGTCTGCTCCAAGTCCATCTCCATCTGCATCTGCTCACGGTTGCGCTGATCTTCAAGCTGGAACTTAAGCTGGTTCTCTTGGGCTTGGTACTCCTGTTTAGCCTTTTCAAGTTCAATCTGACCCTGAATCTTAGCTTGCTCAATCTGTTGTTGCATCTGCATCTTCTGTGCTTCTGCTTGCATCTTGGCTTGCTCGATCTGCATCTGCATTTCCATCTTCTGCTGTTCAGGGCTAGGTGGCTTAGGTTGTCCTTCTGCCATCTTCGCCTGTTCACGGAACTTGTCAGCGGTTTCGTCAATCATGCCCTCTAAGCCTTTACCAGCCTTAAATGCGGTGACACCAAACTTCAGCATCTCGACCAACATTGGAGTAAGTTCAGGGGTAGCTTGTGCCGCTGGTACTGCTTGCGATAAGAACCCACTCATAGCGGATAGGAACTCTAGACGGTCAGCCTTTTCCTGCTGTTCGTCTTGGAATATCATCGAGTCGCTGGTCACCTCAACACGGAAGTTTTTAGCGGATTCGTTACGCAATAAGGCTAAAGCTTGTGGGATTAATTGCTGATCCTGTGGGCTTAGTTGCATTGCACCACTGATCTTGACGATGGTGTCATCGGTAAAGTGGTTGCAGATAATCTGCGCCTTGATGCTCAAGAGTTCAGTAGCAAAGTCTACGACTGCGTGTTGCATGGTCTTTAATCGACCTGCCGCATTGTTGGACTTGATAATCTGTGCGCCAAGGGTTTCGCTTGGGTCTGTCTGTCCACGCTGGATGTCAGCAATACCCATAATCTCGTAGATTTGGTTCTTGACCTGATCCATTGCCTGATACGACATCTGTAGGGCTTGGGCAATCGGTGCAATATCTACAAGGTTAATAGCCCCCATCATTCCACCCTTCTCACTGAAGGCGGCATAGTTCTTGACAGGGATCAGGGTATTGTTCTCACCTTCAGAGAACAGGCGGGCAAGACTTGGCTCGGATGCATCGTAAACACCACGGACTTTCAGGGCGTTAATGAAGCCATCTATACGGTCTGCAAGTGTGTCTAACTGTTTGGCTTGGTCTTGGTATAGAACAAAGTCAGGAATTGGCTCAAGCTTATCTGTAGTTAGTGTGGCGTATAAAGGTTTCGGGCAAGGCCAAAAGTTCTCAAGCTTAAGCGGGTCAGGGCGTGTATCAAGAATCTTACCCATTGACTTCGATAGCCAAAGCACCTCGCCCGATGTCTTATCCCAAATCTCATAGATGACGGCTTCAAACGCACCCTCACCCATCTTCTCGTTGAAAGTTTTAGAAGTTTCAGGTTTTGTGTCTAGGGGTATCTTACCGCCCAGTTCCTCACCGAAACGCTCGACCAACGCTGGTCGGGTCATGTAGACCTTACGCCATACGGCTGTTACTTCTTCCCATGTACGGGCAATCGTGTGTCCAAAGTCACGCCAGTAAACATAATCAACGGGCGCACATTCGTATTCAATGCGCTCTTGATCCTCACGGTAGATACCACCTTCGGTTTCAGCTTCGTCTGTATCCTCGGTAACTTGTAGTCCATCTTCAGGCATACCTTCAGCCATACCGCCAGCTTCACCAGCAATGTGTGGTTCGTAGCGTACCCACGATGTTCCACGCCCACCAAGTAAACGGTCTAAGACCGACTGACTCATAGCAGACTTGTAGTCACCGTAATGAGTAATCTCATAGTCCAATGCCCGTTCAAGCATCATCGATGCTACCCGTGCTACTGGGTCGTTATCTCTGAACCTACGGCTTACATCGGGTCTTGGTAGGCGGGCAAAGATAGCTGGGGTAATCGTTTGGACATTTGACCAAAGGATATTGAATCGGGCGTTAGGGTTATTCCTAGTACGGCTGTCATCACGATACCGCTTGATGATGCGGTCTGTACGGGATTCCCATTCCTTGTACGCTCTTTCGTACCCTGCTATGGTGTTATACCAAGTTTCGTAGGTGTGATCCATGTTTATATCCTGCGGTATGTTTGTTTAGGTGTTTGCTTCCATAGTTCGTCAAGGGTTACTTCGTTTTCCCCGACAGATACGCCTTTAACCCTTGTATCTTTGAGAATAGGGCTGTCCTCATCTTTCCAAACAATGCTGAGATAGCGCATCGCATCGCTAGAGTGGCTCGTCCAATCGTGTTTAGGGCGATCTCTAAATACTTTCTTATCATCATCCCACTCCCTTTGATATTGGCGCAAACATTCAATTAGTTCGTCACACTTATTATCGAACCAAGCACGGGTTAATGCAAGTCTTGTAGCTTGTATTCCATCCTGAAGTGATAGATTTGGAACAATTTTTAGCTTGTTTATGTCAATTTTTGTCGCAATTTGTTCGATAATGCTTTTACCACCACTAGCCAAGGTTTTAGCCCTAGCGTCATGGGGCAGGTAGTGATAGCCATACTTGTACCCGTATTCATCCTCTTTCTGCGCTAGTAATCCAAGGTAGTAGGGGATGGCTTGACCGTTAGACATATGGTGGTCTAGCACCCGTATCTCACCGTATACGACCTGAAACCAAATCACAGCCGTGGAATCATTAAAGCCTAAGTCCCAAACGGTATGGCATGGGAACATTGGGTCATAGTCCACTGTGGTGATGCGCTCAAGGTCTGTAATCCTACGCATCTCTTGACCGTAGTATGCGCCCAGTATTGCGGCTTCAAAGCTACAAAGAAACTCTTGCTCGTACTGGTTAGCTGACATTGAAGCTTGGGCGTCTGTCAGTTCTTCCTGCGCCAATAAGCCTGACTGATCTGCTCGTAGCGTTTTGGTATACCACCTGTCATTGTTTTGGGCTTCCCTATATATGTCGTAAAAGGCGTTATGTCCACGGGGTGTACCGATAAATACAGCCCAGCCAAGGCGATCAGCCAATAACGGTCTAATAATCTCACCCCAAACACGGGGTTTCATGTCGGCCATCTCATCCAACACGATGCCATCGCAGTAATTTCCTCGGAGATTGTCAGGCGCATCTGCACCAAATAGCCTTATCCGTGCGCCATTATGTAGTTCTACCCATAACTCTGACTGGTTGGCTTTAGCCATAGCAGGTTCAGAGAAGCGTAATAAGTAGTCCCAAGCCACTGATTTGGCCTGACTGTAAAAC